GCCCCCCAACACCGCCTGCCACGACCCGTTCGCGTACCCCTCGAACACGCCCAGATCGGTGTTGTAGCGCAGATACCCGTTCGTGTTGGGGTTGCGCTGAACCGTCGTCCCAACGGGCACTCTCATGCCGCCCGTGCCCGGGATGATCGGGTTGTCCGCCAGCCCCACCGTCGGATTGCCCGAGGCACCGTTGCCGTCGGCCACGTCGATCTCGCTGGCCGTGCCCAGCAGCACCCGCGGGTTCAGCCCTGACCCGTCCGACGCCACCAGCCCAGGCCCGGACAGGTTCGCCAGATCCTCCACCAGCCCCGTCAGAGCAAAGGTCGGGTTCCCGGCCACACCACTGCCGTTCGTGATGCTCAACCCCAGACCAGAAGCCGTCAGCGTCCGCGCATCGACCGTCGTGCTGCCCGTCTTCACCACAATGCCCGTCAAGGCCGCTTCTAGGCTCCCAGAGGCGCCATTGAGGCTCAATGAGAGGGTAGATAGCGCTCCTCCGTCCGTGAGCCCCAGGCCCGTTCCTGCAGCCAGCCGCCGACTGTTCGGCAGCGTAGGCTCCTGATTCAGCGTCAGGAAGGTCTGGAACTGCGCCGGGGACGCCGCAATCGCAGCAGTGGTGGTCTGCCGAGTCTGGCCGTCCTGCACGATGGGCACAAGCTCGGTCCCGACAATCGGATCCGCCGCCGGCAACTGAGTGATCGTGACGTTCATTCAGACCTCAATTCCATCTAGGTTGCCGTTCTGAGACGGCACCTGCGTATTCTGCTGCGTTGAGATCACCGCGTTCAGGTAGGGCCCCGTGATCAGGTTGTTGTCCCTCACCGCCACGCTCACGTCCGGCCGCGGGAACCGGATTGTGATCCGCTCCGTCTTGCGAGCCGGCAGCCGGTACGGGTCCTTCTCGTCAGCACACCCCTGGCCGCACACCTGCAACCCAGGGAAGTTGGGGTCCGGCCGCATCTCCGCGTGGGCACGCTTCATCTTGCACCGGTCGCACACCGCTATGGCGATGTCCGATAGGCCTCTGGTGTCAAGGAACACGGGCATGCATCACCTCGTGTAGCAAGCGATCGACGGCGCGAAGTAGATCGGCGACTTGTCGCGCTCCTCCTGCTCCGCCAGGGTCAAATACTTCTCGGCCTGCTGCTCCAGGTACTGAATCCTCGCCATGTCGACACCAGGAAGCTCCATGGCCATCTGGTGCGCCAGCATGTTCTGCACTGCCAGATACCAGCGCTGCGGGATCTCAAGCTCGCCAGACAGCTGTCCCACGTCCATGATCTGGCGCGAGTACCACAGCGTCATCTGCACGAACGGGTCAGACGGCACCGGCCACAGGTACAACTCGGCCTGGGGGATCGTGCGATTGACCCAGAACTGGAACGGCTGGTTGGCCGTGAAGTTCTTGTTCGGCAGGTTCGTGTAGTCGTCCCGGTTCAGCCGGGCCATCGTGATCTCGGTCGAGTTGTTGCCGAAGTACAACTCCCGCACGCTCAGGGTCGCTCCCCCCGTCTCGCGCATCCGGTAGTACGGCGCAGAGGCACCCGGGTCAATGTCGTACCACAGCCACTCGCCGTCGATCCAGGCCGTCGAGCCCGGGTTGTACAGGGTAGTCCACGAGACGTTGTCCTGCGAGGTCTCAAAGACCACATCAAACGTCCCAGACGCCCCCGGAAGGACGCCGATTGACCCGATGTACTCAGGGCCCGAATACGCCACCGACAGGTTGCCGTTGGGGGACACCTGCGTGCAGATCGTGTCCACGTTGCCGTCAAAGGCGTTGGCCACGTTCCCTCCAGCACTGGACGATCCATTGCCAGACGGTCGATTCATGCGCCTGTAAAGCGCCTGCAGCACGTCCACGCCGCCCACAGGGAGGTCGTAGATGTACTGGTTCGCGTTCAGGCCGATGACCTTCTTGTTGATCGCCCAATACTGAATCCCGATGTTAATCAGGTTCGACAGCAGGTAGAACAGCATCGTGCGCGACGCCTGCACCTGCTCCGAGGTCAACTCCTCGGCCAGTTTGCCGCAGCGCCGCGCCCCGTGGTCGATCAGCTTCTGGACCGAGACGAGCGTCGTTCCAACCGTGCCCGAATAGGCCATCACCAACCTCCCGGACAGTTCCAGCGCTTCATGGAAGCACGCGCCCGGCTGCCCGGCTCGCTCTTGCGGGCCACCGGGCCCATGCGGGCGCAGAATGAATCACGCCGCGGCCCACCCTGGGGTTGCGGCGCCTTGAGGTTTGACCCGGTCTCGCGGTTGTACTTCTCCCGGCCCTTCGCGGTCAGCCCAGCACCGCGATCAGCCGGCAGCTTCTCCCCACGACCGATGGCGAGGCTGACGTTCTTCGCCATGGCTCACCAGCACGATCCGCCGCCGCGCATCTTCGCCTCGGGCAGCTTCTTGTATGAGCGGCCCTTGACGTTGCCCGAGGTGAACTCAGCCGCCACCGAAGGCTTGATCCCGACCTTCTTCGCGAACTTCGGGTTGTTCTCGGCCGCCTTCATCAGGCGGAACTGCGACTTGGTCTTCGCTGGCATATCACGGCCCGTTCTTGATGAGGATGATGTTGAAGAAGGCGCTCACCGCGTTGTTGTTGGCAGCGCCGACCGCCGTCGCGCCGATGCAGTTCTTCTCGGGGATAACGTACGGCGGACCAAAGTCGTACTGCACCGACCCGTTGTTGATGGCGACCACCGCGCCTACGCGCAGGATTCCATCCGGCCCATGCTGCTTCAGGAAGCCCGTCACGCCCGTGGAGCCCGAGGCTTGGCCAGCACTGAAGATGCCCTCGGTCATGTAGCCGACATACCCGGCCGGCACGCAGTAGTGCGCCGTCGTGCGCTGGTTGAACCCCGCAGCGATTTCGTCGTACAGAACCGCAGGAACGCCCCCAGTAACCGTGCCAGTGCCGGCATTGATATTGCCCGCGTTCGCCCCGCCCGTGCCCACCGTCAGGACGTAGAACTCGTTGACGTACAGGTACTCGTTGACCGTGTTCACGGCCGTCTGTCCGTCAAGCGTCACCGTCTCCGAGACGATGTTGAAGTTGCCGTCCACGCCGGCAATGAAGACCGTCAGTGCCCCGGTGCCGCCCGCGTCGTCGTTGGCGCTGGTGGAACTGATCTTCAGCACCGACGCCGCAGTCGGATGAGGAACAGTGCCGCCATTCGGCCACACCGACTCCTCCGAGGTGTCGACGTCGGGGTTGTAGCCGAACACTCGGACAACCGAGTGCCCCTGGATCTGGCCGCGAGCCACCTGAAGCTCAAAGGGCTCGTAGGCGCCCTGACGCGTGATGCTTGAAAACGTCGTGGTCATGTCAGACCCTCATAGGACAGCAGGGGCCGAAGCCCCCGCCAGTTCAACAGGCCCCGCCGCGCTTCTTCGGCACAGGCTCCACCGTGACAGCCTTCTCCGTCTTGGTGACAGATCCAGGCGCCTTGTCGCGGTTGAACATGCGCTTCACCGCACTCGGGATCCCCGAGAGCATATCGCTGATCGACGGCTCGCCGCGCTTCTGCTGCTCCTCAAAGGCCTTGTAAGCCTTCTCGTTCTCAGCCTGCTGAAGCATCGACTTGGCCTCCTTCGGGATGGCCATCGACTTGATCTGGTCGTAGGCATCCACCTTCCCGCCGTCCTTGAACGTGCCGGACAGCCGGTCGATGCTCACCGGCTTGGAAGGAGGCTTGCGGCCTTGCGGCATCGCCACGGGAGCACCAGAGTCAACACGACCCCCCGTGGCGTAGGCTTTTTTTGCGGCACCACCCGTCTTGTAGCCGCCGCCGTTCGCCTTGGCCACGCCACCGGTGGCGTACCCGCCGCCATTGCCCAGCTTCACGCCGCCGGTCTTGGCAGGCGAGTTGTCGGGCGTGGCCGTGTCCACCTTCGTGGTACGCACGGAGCCGCCCGTAGCGTAGCCGCCCTGGGCATTGGCCACACCACCCGTCTTCAGGCCCTTGTGGGCCTTGCTGGCGGGCTTGGCGGCGTGGGCGGACATCTTCTCGCCCAGGCCCTTGATGGCCTTCATCTCAGCCTTGTGGGCCGATTTGGACTCGCCACCCTCGGCCATCATGCGGCCAGCACGCCCCACAGGGCCCGCAGGAGCCGCCGCAGCAGGCATGGCCTGCATCGCCCGACGGCGAGCCGCCAGAGACGGCTTGGCGGGGCTCATGGCGGCCATGGAGCCACCGCGAGCCGGCATGCCCGGCATGTCACGCATCGGGGCGCGGCCGCCCATCTGCATCTTGACCTCGCCGCCCTTCTTGAGCTTGAGTTCGACGGACGGCTCCGTCGTCTCCATCTTCACCATCGGCTTGAACTGGCCCATGTCACCGCTCCTTCGCGACGAAGATGTAGTCCACAGTCATCGTCTTGGCCACGGCTTCACCGTTCTGGATGGCGAAGGACACGGTCATGTCCTCGTCATCCGGCAGGTTGGTCGTGACAGACGCGCCTTGAACCACGCCGTTGACGGCATACTGGATCTGCGACACCCCGTCGTAGTAGAACGACAACGTGATGAACGTGTCGTTCGCCAGGGTGGCCACCGACGACGTGGTGGTCGCCGTGCTGTTCTTCTCGACCAGCAGGCTCACCGAGGTGGAGCCGTCGGCCTTGATGAAGAACACGCCATCCGTCACGTCCAGCGGGCTGGTGTCGGTGATCTGCAAGCCCACGACGACGTCGGACTGCGTCGCGTCGCTGACCTTGAACCGCGCCTCGAACCAGAGCTTCTTGCCAGACGCGAAGCGGAAACTCTCGCCGACCTTCTGAAGCGCCACGAGATCATCGTCGGCCGCAGAGTTGGTCAGCAGCAGCAGGCCGCCGTCGCCGTCGGTCAGCGCCTGGGTGGCGCCGGCCTGGGTCTCGGTCACCGTCCAGTTGGCCGCGGTGTAGTAGTCAAAGTCCTCCATGTAGGTGTGGAACTTCGTCGGCGCCAGTTGGCCCATCGCGGCGAAGATGGTGTCTTCGCCAACGTTGGTGACGCCATTCGGGAATCGAGTGGTACTCGACATTCTTTCACTCCTTTGCGTAACGCATCAGGTAGTCGACTGCGGCGTGTAGGTTGTCCACGCTGTCCTTGAACAGCCCCAGGCCACGATTGCACGAAGTGCAGAGAAGGCCCCTTGCGGCGCCCGTCTTGTGGTCGTGGTCAACTGGCATGGATATCACCTTTCCGCGGATGACAGCCCTCTCGGGCTGCTTGCAAATGGCGCAGACGCCGTTCTGTTTGGACAGTTGCTCACGATACCACTCCAGAGTGACGCCGTAAGCCCTGCGGAGGTCTTGATCCATGTAGTAGTCGGCATTTGCAAGGCGAGCCTTGCGATGCCACTCCCGCATGTACTGCTTCCGGTCCTCGGATGAAGACCTGACCTCTTTCCAGTAGAAGTTGTCCTTGCTCCAAGGCTGCGTTGGATCTGGCCGGAAAGCCTGGGACCGCTCAGGCTTCTCGGGGACATCCTTGACAAATGCCCAGAAGTCCTCGCGCCACGCTTCCGGCATGTCCTGCCTGTGAGAGCGGCGCAAGTTGCACCACGCCGCATAGGCGAGATGCTCCTCACGCTTTCCCCAGTCAGCAGGACGGGTCTCACCAACGTCTCCATGACGCTGCACGCGCATGTAATGCTTGCGGCACAAGCCCCTTGCAACAACAGGCTGCGCGCAGTTGTGGACATGACACTTCTCGGGCATCGGTTCGCTCCATGAGTTGACCCTTTGGAGTTTGCCGATCCCCGTGTTGTGTTTACACTACACGCCAGGAGTACCGAACATCGCCCGTGGATCCGTGAATCCGACATCGTAGCGCTCGGTGGCCTTGTAGCGCATCGAGTCCGTCTCGAAGTCGCCTTCCATGGTCTTCTCCAGCTTGCGGCGCATCAGGAGCTTCATGCCCTCCGGCGCGTCGGTCTGGACCCACCATGCGGTCGCCGAGGTCAGACGCGACAGAACCGCCGCGCCCTCGTCCAGCAGACCGATCGACTTGATCGGGTTGATGTCGTTGTTGGCGTTGCCGGCCCGCAGGACGCTCTTCAGCAGCACCTCGGCCTGGAAGACGTTGCCCGGGGCCACCACCAGTTGGCGGGGCACCAAACGAATCTTCTTGCCGTTGTTGTCCACCGCCTGACGGATCTGGATCAGCATCTGCTCCAGCGACGTCTGCGAGAGGTTCGCGGCCGTCGTGAGCAGGTTGCTGAACGTCCCGTTGACGATGGGATGGGCGTTGCTGTTCAGTTGCACGCCGTCGCCGCCCGGGTAGGACGAGTTGAAGGCGCGGTTCAGCACGTTGGCCGACAACGTCTCCTTCGTCTCAATCAGGCTCTGCGCGAGGTGACGCGCATAGACCTGACCGATCCGGATGTGGTCGCCGTCCTCAACGAGCACCTTGGTCAGCGCGAACGCCAGACCGTACACGTTGTAGACGTAGCGCTTCAGGAACAGCACACCGCCCTGCTGGTACGACACAGGCGTGCCGTCCGGCAGTTGCGGCGCCGCGCCGAACCCGTAGAGCACCGGCTCTTCGTGGTAGTTGCGCGGGATGCCCTGCTGTTCGCGGAAGACCCGCGACCACTCGTCGGTGCGCTGGTCGTAGACGCCATCGAAGCATTCGTTCAGGATCGGCTCGACGATCGAACGAAAGTCGGTACTTCTCATCGGAGCTGCCATGGTTCAGCCCTCCTCTTCAGATTGCCGTGCCGGCAGCACCAGCGAACTGGTACTCGGCGATGGTGGCACGAACGATGACGAAAGCGTCACCCCAGGCGTTGTCAGGATACGGCGCGATGTCGATGATCCGCATCTGAGCCGTGCCCGAACCCGCGACGGTGGCCGACAGCGTGGCCTGCGACAGACCGGTGGTCGTGGAGCCCGCGGTCGTGTTGCTGAGGTCCGCCTCGCCGCCGATGACGCTCTGCGCCACGGTGGCATCAGTCTGGATCTCGTACACGATGTTGGGGTCGCTGTAGAAGTAGGCGACCACCGAACCGACGAGGAACGATTCGTTCGCAGGCCAGTAGTTGGACACCCGACGGCGACCGGTGGAGTCCGTCCATTCGACGCCCGCGAAGGCGCCCAAGAACGCGTCACCCGCAGCGGCAACGACGATGTAGCCGCCGGTGTCCATTTTCACCGGCTGGCCCTTGAGGATGGTGGTGGCGTAGCCAGCCGAGACGTTGCCGCTCGTGCTGACCGCTTGAATTCCGTTGGCGAGCGCCTGTGCGCGGTCCAGACCACTGGGATGGAACGCGGGACGCAGGCCGAACGGAGCACTCGTAGCAGACATGAGTTTCTCCTATGTCTCACCCGATGAACATCGGGGTCTTGACGTTTCGATCCATATCGCCGAAGCCTTCGCCTTCGACCTGACCGAGGCTCTTGCCCCGGCTGTCACGCGCACCCTGCAGGTTCTCCACTTGGACGCGGATCTTGTCCGCCTCTTCCATGGGCCTCTCATGGTGCATCTGCAACATGACGTCCTGGTAAATCTCCATGGGGAGCTTGTACAGGCGCATCTCGTTGCATGCGATGAAACCGACGTCTTCGCCAGCCTTGACCTTGTAGTTCTCAAACCCAGGCAACTCATCCGCGCGAACGGGAACGTAGCCGAGTCGGATCCGCTTGTCGATGCTGTCGTAGCTGTTGGTTGTCGATAGCCAGCAAAGGTGCCATCCCGGCACTTCCGGGACCTTCGGCAGCGCTGATTGTGTCCACTCGTCACTCCACATCCTGCGACGTTCCTGTGCCGAGTGAAACTGTTCCTCCGGGCCCTGCCGTACAACGTCCTCGCTTGCGCGAGTTTCGCGTCCGCCAGCGGACAGAGATTTCTTGAGACGACCGTCCATCTTCAGTTGCTCCTGCTTCGTGCTTCTTGCGCGTACCGCTTGATCATGTTGGCCCGTTTCTGTGGGTCATCCCACAGTCCGGCGTCTTTCATCGCCCTCACCTGTTCAGGTGACAGCACGAAAGTCGAACGGCTTGCGCCGCCACCGACCTCGCGTCCCGATCCAGTTACCACGCTGCGGGGCCTACTCCTTCGAGAATGGTCATCAACAGAGTCAGTATAGCGATGCGGCAGACGCTTTTGCAAACGCCGGTCGAGCTCCTCCCAGTAGTCCTGAGACGCAGGATCCCAACCGTCTTCAGTGAGTTTGCGGTCAATCACCTTGGCGATCGCCGTGTCCTCGTCACTGCCCGACGGGTCATACCAGTCGTTGCGCTCCATCCAGGAATTCGCCAACCGGGTCACCTGCGGATTGACCGCGCCCTGTTGCTTGGTAGCCTGGGCAGCACGGTCCTTC